GCGTCGACGGGCTGGACTGGTTCGGGCGCTACCTGAACCAGGGTCAGTTCCTCGGCCGGGGCTTCCAGTTCACGGGCCCCTTCGTCCCCTTCATGGCGGGCGGCTCGATGTTCAATGCCTCGCTGTGCGGCTGCTCGGACACCTGCCACTGCGGGCCCGAGCTGTGCCAGGTCTACCTGCCAGGCCCGATCTTCGACGTCGTGTCCGTGGACGTCGACGGCGTGGTGGTCGACCCTCTGACGTACAGCGTCCTTGACGGCCGCTTCCTGGTGCGCAGCTCGGCCACCCCGGACGACGCGGCGGGCGGCACCTGCTGGCCGTCCTGCCAGGACATGAGCCTGCGCCCCGGCCAGCCCAACACCTTCACGATCGTCTACCGCACCGGCATCCCGCTGTCGGCCCTCGGGCGGCAGGCCCTGTCCAAGCTGACCGAGCACTACATCCAGGGCTGCAACGGCTGCGGCTGCGGTGCCGGGTCGCGGCAGAACGTCACCCGGCTGTCGCGCCAGGGCGTCGACATGGAATTCGAGCCGGTCGCCGAGCGGCTGGCCGACGGCCGCACCGGGATCGAGATCGTTGACCAGTGGCTGCACATGGTCAACCCGTCCAAGCTGCCGCAGGCCATGCGGGTCCTGTCCCCGGACGCGCCCCGCCGTCCGCGCGTCTGGTACTCGGGGTCGTGATCCGGTGACTCTCTCGATCCTCGCCATCCACGAAGCGGCCGAAGCGCTGCTCAACTGCGTGTGCCTCTCGCTGGACGCGCTGCCCACCGAGATGGAAGGGCTGGCCGGGTGTCCCTGCCGCACGTGCGTGGTGCCCGGCGCCCCGTCGGCCGACGGGTGTGACGGCGGATGCGACGTCCTGCCGGACGGCGAGTTCCCGGGCCAGCTGACCGTTAACCTGGTCCGTGCCTTCACGAGCGACCGCGGCAGCTTCCCGCGCGAGTTGGTGACGCTGCGAGACCGGGTGGACTGCGCGGCCCCTCAGGTGACCGCACTGGACCTGGCAATCACGCTGTGGCGCTGCGCCCCCATCTCGTCAGATCAGGGCTGCCCGCCGCCGTGCACCGAGCTGACCGCGTCGGCGATGCAGCTGCACGCTGACACGCTGGCCATCCAGCGGGCGGTGCTGTGCTGCTACACGACCACCGACACGGTCAGCCGCAGGGGCCGCCGGTTCGCCCTGGGGGCCACGGTCACACTCGGTCCGGCGGGCGGCTGTGTAGGCCTTCAGACGCGCGTCACGGTCGCCCTGGACGATGTAGTCGGCCCCATCCCCGTAACCCCGCCAGTGGCCCCTGTAGGCCCGTGATGCCCGCCATCTCGCACCGGCCCCGGGCGACGGTGGTCATCCGCACCGACGGCATCACCAACATCGCCACCGGCCCGTCCGGCGCGGTGCTGCTGCGCCGCCGGGCGGACGAGGTAGCCCGCCTCGCCAGGCTGTTCTCTGCCACGAACGGCAGCATCCCGCTGGGCATCTACGTGGGGCCGATCGAAGGCAAGACCATCAAGGTGATCAGCAGCAACCCCCACACGGTGCTGGTCCACAACGGGTCGCGGGCCCACATCATCCGGCCCCGCAACGCCAAGTACCTGCGGTTCACGGTGGGCGGCCGGGTGGTCTACACGAAGCTGGTCCGCCACCCGGGCTACGCCGGTAACCCGTTCCTGAAGGACGCCCTGATCCTCAGCGCCGGGTGAGGCGCAGCAACGCGAAGAACCCCCGGCCGGGTGGGCCGGGGGTTCTTCGGTATCTCAGCCCGCCCAGTACTCACGGGCCTGCGGGGCGTAGTAGCCGTCCGTGTCGGCCAGGCCGTCGGCGATGTAGCGGCCGTAGGCCTGCTCGTCCTCGGTGGTCCAGGCGGCCAGTCGCTGGCCCGCCTTGCGCAGCCACTCGGCGCGGTTCGCCGGGTGGGCCGGGTGGGCCAGGTTCAGGCGGCCCTTGCGACCGTTGCTGCGGGTGAAGACGTAGTCACCCTCGCCGTGGGCGGCCATGCGCTCGGCCTCGGCCAGCATCTCGGCGCCCTCGGCCCGGACCTTGACGACCGCCTCGGTCAGGTCCGAGTGCTCGATGGTCCCGGCCAGCTCGGCGGCGGCCTGCTCGTCCTGGGCGGCCAGGTACTCGACGGCCCAGCCGTGGGCGGCGGCGATGGTCTCGACCTCGGCGGCCGGTCGGTCGGCGACGGTGCGGCCGCCGATGATCAGCTGCGCAGTCTCGCCGGTCGTGGCGACGAAGACACCCTCGCCGTCGATGATCCACGGGGTGGCCTCGGTGACGGTGCGGGCGCCGGGGGTGTTGAGCGTGATCATTGTCTTGCCTCTCGTTCGTTGCTTCCTGCTGACAGGTAGAACACTACGCCGGTCCGAGAGGCGACGCAACCCCCAGCCAGGAAAACGTCGTACCGACTTTTGTAGCAGCCCCTTCACGTGTCCTGAGATATCCGGGTAAATCGGACATGTGCCTGGTACGAAGCCTGGTACAGACGGCGGCTTCCCGCGTTACGTCCCGCGTTTCCCGGGAAACGCGGGACGGTCGTTTCCGCAGGTCAGCCCTGGTATGAAGATCGACTTCCCGCGTTTCCCGACTTTGGCCGGAAGACTATGACCCGTATAGGGTTAATACAATGCTTGGTACATAACTGCGCGTACTGGGGGTGTTCACGTCAACGCAGTTGATACCCCGCTCAGCTCAGAGTCTTGGACCGAAAGTCGGGATACGCGGGAAGCCGAAGCGCCGCACCCGCTCTGACCTGCGAGGACAGCCCTTCCCGGGCTTCCCGCGAAACGCGGGACGTAACGCGGGAAGCCCGGCGCAGCGGGCGCGGTACCCTGGCCGTGCCCTTCCTGTGGCCAGAGCGGCCGGGGCAACAACGGCGGGTAGCACCTTCCGTGAGCCCTGGCCGCCTCTCTGCCGCCCGAGCAGTACCCCGCCGGTACGATGGGACCAGCCACCGACGAAGGGACGCCAGAGGCATGCTGAAGGACTACGCCGCAGCCAACGGGCTGGAAGTGTGGAACATGGTCCGTCTCTCGGCGTACCTGAAGAACGTCGGCAGCCCCTTCGATACCGGCCCGAACATCTGCAGCTGCGACACGCTGACACCTACGAACCTCGGTGCGACCGACGCGGACGGCGATCCGGTCTCGGCCTACACCACGCCGGACGACCCGGCGCAGCCAGCGCCCTGGTTCGATGCCGACCTTCCGGTCTCGGCCGAGTTCCTCGGCTTCATGCCGACGTCGGTCAGCGGGACCAACGACAACCCCCGCACGCGGGCCGTGACCAACGCGGTGGGTGGCGGCGGGGTCTTCGGCCCGACCCGCGTCCAGCCGCGGACGATGACCGTGCAGGGTGTCCTGATCGGGACGAGCTGCTGCGGCACCGACTACGGGATGCAGTACCTGAGCGAGGTGCTGTCGGCCTGCGCCGGTGGGGCGTGCGACGGTGACTGCTTCGAGATGTTCGACTGCTGCCCGTCCACCGTCCTCACGCAGCCCCAGCTGGATGCGGCCCACAAGCGGACGTTCCGCCGTACCGCCCTGGTGTCCGGCCCGACCGAGGTCAGCCGCGGGGTGTCCGGCCCGTGTGCCAACGGGGCCTGCTCGGGCGGCGACCTGGTCACGGTCGAATTCGTCCTGGTGGCCGCCACGCCGTGGGCATGGACCGACCCCACGCCGCTGCTCAGCGTCCCGTTCCCGGCCGCCGGTACGGGCCCCTGCCTCACGTGGTGCTTCCCCAACGCTGACCCCAACGCGTGCATCGTCTGGGACACCTCGGGCGAGGGCACCTGCGCCAGCTACGTGTGGACCACGGTCGGCGGCTACAAGTGCACGGATACCGTGGACGTGGACATCTGCCCCGAGGACGACTGCCTTCACGCGGTGTGCGTCTCGCCCAACGACGCGTGCCAGGACCCGCTGCGCCCGGTCGCCACGCCCCCGCAGCCCACCGCCCCGACGGCGCCCTTCTGCGTACCGCTCGCGCCCGAGAGTGCCTGCTACACGATCGACCTGACCAACCGGCCGACGTGGTCCACCGACGTTCCGATCATGACGATCTCGGCCGGGGCGGACGAGCTGCGCAACGTCCGGATCACCTTCTACGAGAAGCCGACCGGGACCAGCCAGACCTGCGACCAGATCAAGGAAGCGAACGACTGTTTCCCGGCCAACGACTTCTACATCACCTACATCCCCGCGGGCGGCGCCATCACGATCGACGGCCAGACCGGACGGGCGACGATCGACTGCAGCGGCGACTGCCGCACCGCGTCGACCGTGTTCAGCACCGCGGACGGCGGGCCGCTCGTGATCAACAACCTTGAGTGCGCCATGTACTGCGTGTGCCTTGAGTCCGACCCGATGTTCCCGCCCGACCCGGCGGCCACCTTCGATCTGTCCATCTCGGGGCAGGGGTACTGAGCATGATCGGTTGCGCCACCCACAACTACACCGTCACGGACCGGGACGGGCACCAGATCGCGTCGTCCGGGCTGCTGACCGCGGTCACCTGGAACCGCGTGCTGAACGACGTCTCGACCGCTGCGGTGATCATCCAGGTCTCGGGCCAGGACTGCTGCGGCGAACTCGGCCTGATCCGCAGCTGGCGCCACAGCCTGAACGTCTACAGGGTCACCCCCACCGGTTCGTCGCTGGTGTGGTCGGGCCCGGTGCTGAACGTGGACTGGTCCTTCGACACGGTCACCGTCAGCGCCGTCGATATCATCGGCCTGCTGGACCGCCGCGTGCCGCACCAGGACTTCGACTTCCAGGGCGTCGATATCACCGGCATCGCGGCCGCCCTGGTGGACGATGGCTTCGCACCGGACGACCCCGGCCACACGACCACCGTTGTTCAGGTGGCGGGCATCGACGGCGGCCGCGTCTACGCCCAGAACATCGGGCAGACCGGCGACCACCTGCGGGACCTGGCGGACACGGGGCTGGACTTCACGGCCGTCGGCAACAACGTCGTGATCATGCCCGACTTCTTCTGCGACGTGGTGGGGCGGCTGTCGGACGATGACCTGCCGCAGGGCCTGACCGTGTCCGAGGACGGCGCCAGCCTGGCCACCCGGACCATCGTGGCCGGGACCGAGGACGGTGACCCGGTGGGCACCGCGGGCGGCACGAACGCCTACTACGGGCTGCTTGAGAAGTACATCGAGCAGCGGAACATCCCGGACCAGGTGAGCGCCGACGCGGCCGCCCAGGGCGCCCTGAGCGCCACCCTGGCGGTGCCCGTCTTCATCGACACGCAGGACATTACCCTGTCCCCCGGCGCAGACGTGGAAGTCGACAGCCTGGTGCCCGGCTGGTGTCTGGACGTGACGAGCGACACCACCTGCCGCACGATCACGCAGCGGCTGAAGATCACCGGGCTGCAGGTGTCCGAGGACGGCGGGACCGAGGCCGACCCCGGACACGAGCGCATCGTGATCCAGGTGGCCGCCCACGGCGACGAACTGGTGGTGACGTGATGGGCCGCAGGACGAGCGCAGCGCGCAGCGTGCCCGGCAACGCCCTGGCCGGTGTGCTGCGCGGCCCGCAGCGCAACGCGCGGGCCGCGACGCGGCGGGTGCTGCCCGCGCCGCAGCCGGATGCGCCCGAGGGCGGGGCCGTTGCACCCGCGGCAACGATGGCCGCAACGGTGCTCGCGTGCGACGCGGACGGCGTTGCGCGGTGGGACTTCCCCGCTGCGTTCCCGTCACCCCCGGTCGTGACCGCGACACCGGCGTTCAGCCTGGCGGGCCCGGTCGTCGCGGGCGTTGCCGTGGGCGAGGGCGGCGCCGTCGCGACCCTGAGCCTTGCCGACGGCAGCCCGGCGCCGGAAGGAACCCTGGTGAACCTGATCGCCCTGCTGCCTACCCCTTAGACTGGACCGGGCACCAACCCCCGACCAACCCCGAGAGTGAGGCGGACGCATGGCCCGCGTGTGCGTAGATTCGACGTTCTTCGATATCCTGCCGACCGGCGAGCTGACGTTCAAGCGGACCTCGGTGGGCCTGCAGCAGATCGTGTCCTTCACGACCCCCGGCGCCTTCAACTTCACGAAGGCGTCCTACCCCGGTCTCACCCGCGTCCGTGTCCGGGTGATCGGCGGCGGTGGCGGCGGTGGCGGGTCGATCGGTGTCGCGGCCAACGCCACGTGTTCCGCTGGCGGCGGTGGCGGCGGCTACAGCGAGTCGGTACTCGATGCGTCCTCGCTCGGCGCGTCCGTCGCGGTGACCGTCGGCGCCGCGGGAACCGGTGGCGTCAACCAGACCGCGGGCAACCCGGGCGGACAGTCCAGCTTCGGCGGCATCGTGGTGGCCAACGGCGGCGGCGGAAGCGCAGCTGCGGCTTCCACCGCGGCGGTCGGCGCGGCCACCGTGGCGGGTGTCGCTGGCGGCACCGTCGGTGTCGGCCAGATCGCTACCCCCGGCGGCGGCTCGGATGCGGCCACCGCCCCCAACGCGAACGCGTCCAACGGCGGCAACGGCGGCAACGCAGGCGGCGGCTACGGCGCCGGTGGCGTCGGCCAGGGCTCGGCATCCAACGGCACCAACGGCACCGGCTACGGCGGCGGCGGCTCGGGTGTGGCCACCACGTCGGGCCTGGCCAACCGTACGGGCGGTAGCGGCTCGGCCGGTGCGGTCTTCGTAGAGCTCTACTTCTAGGACGGGGCTGACTGATGGCACGCTGCGGTTGCGGCTCTTCCAGCGGCGGTGCGCTGGCCAACGGGACGAACACGATCGTCACCGGCGACGGGTCGCCCGGCAACCCGTACCGGGTGGCGGCCCACACCGACTGCGCCGAGGCACGGGCCTGTCTGACCGGTACGTCCGGCGTGAACTTCGTGACGGGTACCGGCGTCATCAGCGCGAAGATCTCGGCCACGCCGGGCAACGCGCTGAGCGTGGTGGGTGACGGCCTGCTCGTCTCGCCGTCGATCAGCACGATTACGACCGGGGCTGGCCTGCTCGGCACCGGCTCGGTCGGCAACCCCGCACGGGCCAACGTCAGTGCGTGGAACTTCCCCAACACCGCGGACACCGACGGCTCACTGATCTACGTCGACAGCACGGGCAAGCTGCGCGGCGAGCCCGGTTACCACAGCCTGGTCTTCCAGAACACGGTGACCCGCAACTACGCCTCGGTGGCCGTCCCGGCCGCCGCCCTGGTCGACGTGGACACCGCCTTCACGATCTCAGTGACGAACACCGACCCTGACCGGACCATGAACCTGGTCAGCTATCGCGAGTTCGACTTCCGGATCAACCTGCCCACCACCGCCACGGCGTGCGCCGGTATGGACGGTGTCGAGACGTGGCGCCTCACCAACACGGGCAGCACCACGATGACGGGTGTGCACGCCATGGCGACCCGCGTGGTCGTCGGCGCCACGCTCGCACCGGGTGCGACCACCAACGTGTCGATGCAGTCGCAGCTGGGCAGCGGCACCGCGTCCGCTGTGTACACCCAGATCATCATGTCCCACCGTGTCGTGCTCACCCCCGTCTGATCGAGAGGCAACCACCGTGGACGACCCCGTGACCATCTGGTACCGCAGTGCCTCGGGCGCCGTGTCCGAGGCGACCGGCTTCCCGCCGCCCGAGCTGCCCGAGGGCGCCGAGCCGATCAGTCCGGACGAGTACCGCTCGTTCGTCCGGACCCTGGCCAGCGAGCAGGCGGCGGCCGTGGCGGCCGAGGCGGCGGCCGTGGCCCGGCGCAGCGAGATGATGGACGCGGCGCTCGCCCGCTACCTGGCCGACCAGCAGACCACCACCGAAGGACCAGAGTGAAGTTCTCAGCACGACTGGCAGCGGCCCTGGCCGCCGCTGCCTCGGCGGCAGTCATCGTCGCCACGCTGCCCGCCAGCGGGGCCGAGGGCAGCCCGGCCCTTCCGCCGGTCGACGCCTCGCAGCACCTGCGCATCATGCCGCTCGGCGACTCGATCACCGCGGGCGTGAACAGCCCGACGGGCGACGGGTACCGGGACGAGCTGTACCAGTTCCTGGTCCCGGTCCAGCAGCTCTACCGCACCGACTACGTAGGGTCGCAGACGTCCGGCACCGGGGCCGACCGCAACCACGAAGGCCACTCGGGGTGGCGCATCGACCAGCTGACGCCTCTCGTGCCCGGCTGGATGGCCACCTACCAGCCGGACATTGTGCTGCTGGATATCGGGACCAACGATGCCCGGCAGGGCGCCACGGCGGACGTCATGGCGCAGCGCATGGGCAACCTGCTGGACGCAGTGCTCGCCGCTGCGCCGTCGGTCCGGATCGTCGTGGGCGACCTGGTGCCCAATCGCTACGGGACCTACAGCGACACGGCCTCGGTAGAGCAGCAGCGCTTCAACCGGCTGCTGCCGTCGATCGTCTCGGCGGCCGGGCCGCGGGTCACCCTGGCCCACGTGAGCGCCGCCGTCACGTCCGGCCAGCTGACCGACGGCGTGCATCCCGGACAGGTGGGCTACCGCTACATGGCGTGGGTCTGGTGGCGTTGCATGGCGCCGCTGCTGGTCGCCGACGGGGCCACCCGGTGGGGGCTGGACCCCCTGCCGGTACCGGTCCCCGATGACCGGCTCTGCTCGAACTGACCGATACGCACCGGCCGCCCCTGCACCCGCAGTGGGCGGCTGTTGCTTCTTCACCCATTAGGATGGACGACATGGCACAGGACGAGATGGACGTCAATGGCCCGACTGAAGTACGTCCGGAAACCGACGCTGACGCCTTCGCCGAGGTCTACGACGCAGTGAAGGAACAGGCCGAGGCACCCCGGTCCCGCAGGCAGCGACCGGCGGCCACGCTGGCCGAGCCGGTAGAGCTGCTGGCCGACGTGGCCGAGGACGAGCCGGTCGTGTGGCAGCGGCCCGAGGTGTCGGTGTCCGAGCTGCGCGCCGGGGCCGACCCGGCGGCCGAGGACGTCGTGCGCAAGGCACTCACGCAGTGCGGTTTCCACGAGAAGAGCGACACCTTCCGTGAGGCCTACGCCCGGCTGCAGCGCTACCTGGGCCACGGCCGCCCCCCGTCCGGGGTGCCGGACCTCGGCAGCCTCACCTGGCTGGGGCTGCGCACGCAGTCCTTCACCGCAACCGACTGACCGAAGGGCACCACCACCATGGCAGACCTCTGGCTGCCCGGCGCCACCCGCAAGCCGACCAACAACGGCGGCACGATGGACGGTACCGGCGGCGCCCGCGCCGTGCATCACATCACCTGGGACCGCAACGCCTCGGCCACGGCCCCGGCGGACCTGGTCCCCTACGAGAATCTGGCGGCCTACTTCGGCGGCGGTGGTGCGGGCAACGCCCCTCACATCCTGGCCGACCCGTTCACCGGCCGCTTCACGCAGTTCATTCCGGCGGACCGGTCGGCCCGCGCCCTGGTCAACGCCACCGGCGGGGTGCAGACCAACCGCCACGGCACCGCCTGTCTGCAGATCGAGTGGCTGTTCTTCCCGTACTGCCGGGTCGACGGCAAGGTCTACGCCGAACTGAAGGACGCCCCCGGCAAGGGGCTACCCGAGATCATGGCGTGGCTGCGCAGCTGGGGCGTCCCGGACGTGTGGCCGATGGGTACGCCCGACTGGTCCGGCCACCGTGACCCCGCCGTGTGGCAGGAACGGTCCGGCCACTACGGCCACAGCCAGGTTCCCGAGAACGACCACACGGACCCAGGCCCGATCTGGAACCTGTTCCAGGCCACCACCGCCCCGGCCGACCGGCGGCGGCTCGATGAGGAAGTTCGGTAACCACCATGGCTCTTGTGATCGGCGAGATCCCCCAGGGATTCGACAGCCCCTCGGACGCGGTGCTGATCCCGCTGCCCCCGCAGAATGGCGGGGCCCTCGGGTGGGGGCAGGTCTATCTGTCCTTCGGCGCCGACTTCCACAGCGCCCGCCTGCGGGTCGCCGTGTGGAACGACCCCGGCAAGTACTGGCGGGTCAACAACGTGGACGTGCTGCAGAACGGCGGCCGCGTGAACGTCGCCATCCAGGACGGCGACTCGAAGGTGTCCGTGGTTCGTCTCAAGCTGGACGCCTCGGACCCCGGCAACCAGCCTGTCGGCTGGATGCTCGAAACCTCGCTCAAGGCCTGACACCTCGGGCGCGGCGGCGGAAGGCAACCCCTGTCCCACACCAGAGAGGCATCACCGTGAAGTACCTGAAGTCGCTGGCCGAGCTGGCCGCCCTGACCTACGCGGTCAGCCTGCTCGGGCTGCTCACCGCAAACGGGTTCGACGTGACCGACCTGGCCGCCGTCAAGGCTGCCTCGGTCGCGGCGTTCCCGGCCGTGCTGGCCGTCCTGTACGGCGCCGCCGTGAAGGCACTCGGCAACCGCAACAGCGCGCTGGCCGTCGACACCCGTGACGACCTGGGCGAGTGACATGCGGGGCCGCGCAGCCACGGGGGGCTGTCATGGCTGACGACGTGACCAACGTCGCGGCCGCACTCGCGACCCTGCGAGGGGAAATGGCCGCCGGATTCGAGAGGCTGGATGGGAAGCTCAATCTCATCAGCCAGGCTCAGGCGACCGTGGCAAAGGATATCGACGCCGTGAGCGCACGCGTCACGACCCTGGAAGGGCGCGTGACGGCTCTGGAAGAACGGCGCTGGCCTCTCGGGCCAGTGGCCGCTGTCTCGGGCGTTGTGAGTGCCATTGCGGCGGTCGCCATGTACATCATCGCCAAGTGACCGCACGACGAACTGGAAGGGCCCCTGCCGGATGAGTCGGCAGGGGCCCTTCCGCGTGGGGGTCACACCCGGAACAACCGGGCACAGGCCGAGCAGCGCATGAGGTACAGGCCGTATTCCCACGCGGGCACCAGCGGGTGGTCGATCCGCTCGGCCCCGCAGTCGACGTAGCCGGGCCGGGGCGTCGGCTCGAACCCGAGCGCGCGGGCCGCCCGCCAGATCAGCCGCTGCGAGGCGTCCGGCACCCAGTGGGCCAGCTCGGCGCTGATGACTTCGCGCATGATCTCGGTCAGCTGCTTGACGTCAAGGTCCTCGCCCGTGACGACCAGTGCGGTGCCGCCCTTGCCGATCTGCTGGACCTTGCCGAGGGCGGCCTCATCGTCCGGCGTGTAGCCGTCGTGGCCGAGCACCATGTCCTGCATCACCTCGCCCGTGTGGCAGAGGAAGTCGCGGTCCCGGTAGCCGATGTGCAGCACGGTCAGTTCCCTTCGGTAGCAGTGTCGTAGTCTTCGATCGCGTGGTGCGCAGCGTGGGCCGCGACCAGGCAGCGCATCCGGTTCTTCGGCCCGAGGTGCACGGACAGAAGCAAGCCCATCTGCTGCGCCAGCAGGTCGATGCGGTGCGGTCGCTCGAACCCGAGACAGGCAAGATCGGGACAGCCGGTGCAGTGTTCGCAGCTGCACACGTCGCGGTCGTGCTTGTCGAATGGCCCGCTGCAGTACTCACAGAGGCAGCGCTCACAACGATCAGTGTCCATGGTCACACCCGCCGCGGGGTGGGGCAGCAGACACCGCTGTGGCCGCGGGCCAGCAGGCACGGAACGCGGTCGGCGGACCGGGTGCCGTCACCCCGCGGGGTCAGGATGCCGTGCGGGCAGCGGTCGCAGCTGCGCCCCAGGTAGGTGCCTAGGCACCACCGGCGGTTGCACCCGTGGCAGTTCTCGTCAATGCAGCCGTGGCAGTCGGCGCAGACGGCGTGCGCCAGACGGACGCCGTTCACGTAGTCGGTGGTGGCCATCAGTCCGTCCCTGTGATCTCGTCGTGGGTGATGTAGCCGTAGGCGATGGTGAGCGCCACGGCGTGGGCGATGGTCGACGCGCCGAGCATCATCTTGATCTTGCGCTGCGTGTCGTAGACGCTGAACTTCGTCGTACCTCGAAGCTCGGCGCTCTGCTCGGCGGTCAGCCCGCGGGCCGCATCCAGGATGATCAGCCGCTCGCGTTCGTACATGGCCCGTGCCCTTCCGCCACGGCTCTTGTTGCCGACGCTCACCGGACACCCCGCTGGCGGCGCGTGGAAGCGATGGCGGTCAGGTAGGCCGACACGGCCAGGTCGGCGCTGCGGTCCCCGCAGTACTGCCGCCACAGCGGGTACGTGTCGTGCCCATCCATCTCGGCGTCCCGGACGTGGCAGAAGACCGTCATGTAGAACGCGCGGTCGTTGCCCTGCAGCCGCAGCTTGCGGCAGACGGTGGCGGCCAGGTCCAGCGAATGCGGGCGAGGCGCGTGGTAGGGCGGCGGGGTGATCATACCGGCTTCAGTCCCCTCTTGCGGTCGCGGGCGCGGTCGGTCTTGCACCCGGTGCAGTACAGCTTCAGGTCCGGCTGGACGCGGCCGACGGTGTGCCAGTCCCGGCCGCACCGCGGGCACTCGTCCCACCGGTAGTAGAGACCTTCCAGGCGGCGCATCTGCAGC